TTACTATCTATTCTATCAATCCCATTATAAGGAACTGGAACTCCTACATATTTTCCTTTACCTCTATGAGGTTGTTTTAATTCTGGTTCTGAACCACAATAATAACAGTTTTGTTTAACAATTTCAAGATGTTCTTCTTTTGATAAATTAAAATTTATATTTCTAGTTTTAGCACTAGATTGATATTGCTCATAAATGTACCTATAAACACTTTCAGGATTTCTTCTCTTTTGTGCATTAAAATTATTTCTGTATATGTGTTTACATCCACAACTTTTTGCTCTGTCTAATTCATTCTTACATACAAAACTATCATACCTAAAAACTTTTTCTTTTCCACAAATACATTTACATAGAACTTTTTTTCTTTTTCTACCGCTAGGATATATTTCAAAAAAAGGAGGAGATATAACTTCAAGATAATAAAATTTATCCCCCACCTTTATTTCTGGATGCCTTGTATAATTTCTAGACATAAACCATGGTTGGAATGCTATAAGATTATTTATATTATAGCAAGGTTTTATACTTTTTTTACTTTAGATCCCGGAACACGCGAAGTTTTATCCAAAATTTCATTCCATCCAGGATGGGATTTTTTAAGTTTATCATACACTTCTCCTAACTCTCCAGAGGAAGGACAAGTGCTAGGATCGGACCAATCCCTATCCCAATCAGGGTTATTTTGTTTCCATTGATCCCAATCATGGACACTGAGAACTATTTCTTTTTGTTCTCCAGTTTGCCTATTATAAACAGGATACGTTGCCAATACTAGTCCTCCATTTTCTATGAAGATATTTATTCAATAAAAACAGTTGTTGGTTTATTATTTTTTGAAAGATATTCAATTGCTTTTTTTAGCATATCGATATTATCTCCCAATCCACCAATTCCTTTATTACAATTTTGGCAGATCCATCCCCTAAATTGATATGTTTTATGATCATGATCCATAACAAGTTTTCTACCTTCTACTCCACACAAATCACAAGAATTTGATTTTGGTGGTGCATACTTATGTGCTTTCATTCTACCTCTAGAATAAGACTTTTCACATTCTTTGCATTCATATCGTGTATACCCATTCAAACCAGTGGTTCTTAGGTATCTAAATTCACTGAGAAGTTTAGTCTTATTGCACTTAGTACACTTTCGATAATCCATCATTCAATAAGAATAGAAGGTGCGTCTACACACTCAGCACATCCTTCACGAGTCCAACCAAGTGCTTCAGATACCGCAGGAAACTGACAGGTAAAGATACAACGAACCAACTCCGCAATCTCCATATGTTCCTTCTGTGTGCCGTGCGACGAACGAAGATCGATGTAATGTATCCATGACCTTACAGAGCCTGTCATATAGAGTCGTGTGGGGGTTGCTAAAGGCAGTACGAACCTTGCACACTCTTTTGCCACACCCTTATCTAGAAGACGATTGTAGATGCTCTGAGAGTGCTCAAAAAGCACACGAATATCTTCAAGTAAAACCAACTTCAAATAATCAGGAATATCATCAATACTATTTTGACGATTTTTAGTATCTTGTCTACGAAGTTCGGGGAGAGGAATGGATTTACTTAAAAGTCCAGTATCAGCATATCGTTGAGAAAATTCTTGAAAAGTAAAACTACGATGCCTCAAAATTTGTGCTGCAATGCCTCTTGTAGTATTAATCTCAACACTCATTGAAGCCTGCTCAAAGATGCTCCAGTGCTGATGCTGAATACAATACTTAAGTAATCCAGAAAACTTTTCATTCTGTTGATTGTCTGGATTACTTACCCGAGCACAGTATGCCATATGCTTTTCTGCATCTGGAGTAACACTAATGAGTTTAACTTCGGGTTTCATAAACTCAAATTCATCAATCTGCATATCCATCGTCATCTTCATAAAAAACTTCGTCGTAATCATTTATATGTGAAGCAATTTCTTCATACTTATATGAAGACGCATCAGAGTAAATCTCTGTCTTAAGACAATCAACTAAAGACTCAAGATTTCTTACAATTAGTTTAAGCTTTTCTCTATCCATGTTTATCAACCTCAACAAAGGTAATTATACATAAAAAAAGAAAGAGTGTCAATGCTTAGATAAAAAATAAAACTATGGTTGGTAATCTTGATAATAATCTTGCTTCTAACTCTTCATCAACAGAATAGTCTTTTTCATAAAGAATAACAGGCAACTTTTCGTCATCACTCATAAAGTGTTTAACTAAAAATGTAAAATATGGGTCTGGAATGATTGTCTTTTTTACTTTATCAAAATCATACACATAATGAATAAACTCATGCTTAATAACTTCAGATTTTGATATTCTATGTTTCTGAAAGTTATCTGCACAAATCAGGATTTCTTTCTTTCCTGTCTGATACATTCCCATCAAATCTGGATTTGCACAATTATTCCCCGCACTTTTGATGGTTATCCCATGTAACCAGATTAAAAGTGACAGTAAAATGTCCAATCCGATACAAATAAGTTTTATATATTTATAAAAAAAGGGAAGTCAAGACCTCAAAGATCAAGCAATTATATTATTACTAGTAATACCTTTACAATTTTTACCAGTTACTATAGAATTTTTTCCCGCAACAAAAAGATTATTTGATATATTATAATTTTTAGAATTGTTTTGAATGTTAATTCCAGTAACACAATCACTAAATTGATTTCCAATTACACTAGAATTAGTTGTGATACTTAAACAAGTATTTTTTATAAAAGAAATTCTATTTGAAGATATGATTGTATCGGCATATGATTCAAAAATAATACCATTTTTACAATCACTTATCGTGTTTCCATTAATTGTATTTTTGATGCTATTTTTTATTGAAACTGCTGTGTTTGAACAATTTGAAATTATATTACTTGTAAGAACAAATCCACTGGCATCACACAAAACTATTCCTGTTGAATTAGGATCTGCAGTCCCATCATAATCTGAAGTGCCAATATAGTTAATAGTATTTGAAGATATATTCAGATATTTTTGTTTTTGAGAAGATGGATTTCCCCAATATCCTATAGCAACTCTTTTAGTTTTAGTTATAGTATTGCCCGTTATTGTTGCATTTATAGGACCTTCCCTATCCTTATATCCAAACCACCCCATATTAATTGCCATATCACAGGAACTAATTTCATTTCCAGATATTGTAAGGGTATGATACTGATTATCAATTGTTCCTTCTGGGCCTGCTCCAATACCCAAATTGCATTTATGTATTAAATTGTTTGATATTATTCCTTGAGCTCCATTGTTAAATGCAATTCCACCATCTCCACAATTTTTTATAATATTCCCTGTTACTACATTATATCCATTATTAAAATTAAAAGTATCTCCTCCACATTGCTCCGAATAATTATTCACAAAATAATTATTTTCACTGTTTAATATGGAGGCATGATATCTTTGTCCCTTGCTAGTTGGAATATCATAAAAACTACAATTTTCTACTCTGATATTTTTACATCCACCCAAATCTCTAATTACAGAAGATTCATTATTTGCACATAAACTTGGATCTATTCCGGGACTAGAAAAAGTTAAATTGCATATGTTTATATTTTTTGAATTAGAATCAAAAGTAATTTGATATGGGATTTGCCCACTTGTAAGTATTTTAGATCCATTCTCACCCATTAAGGTAATATTAGATCTTAACGTTATTTCCTTTAATTTGTAAATTCCTTTTGGAAAAATTAAATTTCCTCCACCATTAGAGAAAATAGAATTTATTGCGGATTGCACAGAATTAGTATCATCAATGATTCCATTACCGGTTGCCCCATAATCAAAAACAGATGATGCCATTTGTAATTTTAAATCTAATTTATTTATAAAAAAAGAGGGGAGTCAAGTCCCCCCTCAATCATTTTGATGCTACCAGAGTAGCAAGAGATGCCAAACGGCGTCTCTCTTCTTTTTGTTTTTGTTCTTTGATAAGTTGAAGGAAGTTAAGTTTATTCATTTTTGCCCCTCTTTTACAAACTTAACACCACGATAGGTTTCGTTGTATGCTTGAGGCTGTTGCTGTTGTTGTGCCTGTGCTTGGCGACGAACTTCGGTGTCATATGCGACACCACGATATACGACTTGTGACATTAGGGTTCTCCTTAGTTGTTTAGGTTAAAGAGCGTTCCTTCAGTCGGCTTTTGCGTTCTCTATTTGCGAATAGAGAATGAACGATCCGTTCCGAGTCGGCTTACTTCCGTTCCCGTTGGGAATGAACGATAAATGCAATTTAGCACCTATCTAAAATTTATGCAAGCACTTTTGTAATTTTTGATACAATTATCTTTCAATGTAACTTAATGTATGATTTGATGCATAAAGTTGTTGAATAATAATATCGCACCCAATCTTTGGATTGCAATCACCACAAGTATAAACATCCACGGCTGCTTTTCCTTCTTCAGGCCAAGTATGAATACTTATATGACTCTCAGATAATAAACACATTACAGTGACTCCCTGTGGTTCAAACTTTTTCCAAATCGTTTGAACTACAGTTGCGCCCGATGCGGCTGCTGCATTTTCTAATAAATCAACAAGACATCGTTCATCATTTAAAAGAACAAACGAACAACCGTACAAGTTAAGTAAATAATGCTTGCCCATTTATCATAAGTTCTCCCGTGCTTCCTGAATTAATTTACTCACATAAGTTTCGGTTCCATCCATGGTTTTAACTTCAAAAAGAGGAGACCTTTGATACTTTTTAATTTTCTTGTATTTTTTTAATATCTTATTTATCTCATTTTTATTAATTGATACTTCAATATTTTCTTTACTAAATCCTTCACTCATCTTTTTTTCTTTTTTTCGGGTTGCCTATATCCCCAAAGTTTGGGA